GCATACCAAACCGGCCAGATGCCGCCTATGCTTCCGTTACTAGATTAAAATTTCCGGGATTTTGGAGAAAGGGTGAAATAATGAAAAATGTAAAAGTGTATAAGCTGAACTTTAATAAAACAACTATTTAGAATATCTTGAAAAAACAGTAATGGCTTATTCAGATAAAGTAAAACGCCATTTAGTAAAACAATTCATTCAGCACGGAATTGCGACTAAACAAACAGATACTTCGGGACAGTTATACATAGAGGGGCTAGAAACTGTAGATATTTCAGAAAAAACATTATCCGAACAGCTTGTAACCTGCATTCACCAAAGCAAAAGAGCTGGATATGCTTTAGAAAAATGGGAGTTTTTAAAAGATTATAAGTATTCCGTTATTTTTACCTGCGACGATTTTTCATCAACGTTAAAAAAAGCAAAGGAAATCATTCCTCTTGAAAACACTTATGAAAATGATTACTTATATACATCTTTCGTAAAACCTGTTGCATACTCTATGGATGGATACTATTTTTTGAAATTTAATTTGGCATATGCAGCTATTCATCCTCTCACACAGGAAGAATTTTTAACTAAATATCCCTTTTTAGTTGTATTTCATGAAAAAGGAGAATTGATAGAATTTCGTTTTGATGTTTTAAAAAGGGTCTTTTTATCCGACAAAAAAGAACCGACTATATATTCCAACTTAATTGCGGAAATGTCTGATTATTTTAAAGAACATTTTGAGTGCGATTTGATTCCGCTAAATTTAGACTTTATGGTTAATGTATGCAAACGTGATGAAAATGTAAAACTTATTGCTCAATCCATGAAATTACCTAATGGTGGAAACGCACAACTGGATGTCGGCAACAATCAAGAATATATATTACCATTTATCGGAGAACTACGCTCACTATTAAATGACAATCAGGCAGAATTAGAAAAAGTACCTGATTTCAGAGAAGCCTTAGAACAATTTATGTTTGAAATGGAAGAAATGTCCGATTATCCTTGGATTGAATTGTTATGGGAAAATGAAATAAAAACACGAAGTAACCGTGTTAAGTTTGTCTTTAATTACATGAATAAATCTTATTGTTTAATACAATATTACTATAGTAATGTGCTAATTGGAATGGAGCGAATGAATTATGTTATCGAATACATTGTCAATCATAGAAATGACGATACAACACAAAATGAATAAAAATATAGATAGCATTGCCTTAACTAATTTTTTCAAGAATTATAGAAAAAATATGTGGATTTATCCTGGCGTTTTGAAAAGAAAATTTTCCTTATCTATTCCTGAAATCTATGATTTTTTATCTGAATTGGAAAAGCAAGGAATTTTGCAAAGTTATTATGAATTATATTGTAGTAATTGCCAAAAATCTATGGGGACAGTACGTTTGTTTAATGAGTTACCTGAAACTTTTGAATGTGAACTCTGCCATAGCGAACTTTCCTCAATAGAAAATTCATTTTTAATATATATGGTGGTACGTGATGATTGATATTATGCCAGATGATAAAGAAATTTCTAAGGCATTAAATGTCCTTAATAGTATATCTGATAAATTAAGATACGAAAAAATTTGTGAAATTAGTGAAGCTCAAAAAAACATTTATAAAGAATTACTTGAAAAATTCAAACAGCTTCATGACAGTTCCCCTACAGACAATGCACCTAAAAATTTACATAACTTAAAGGGAGAAGCTTTAGAAAATTTAGTTTCTTATCTCTTAACTATCTCTGGAAATATTTTTAATGTAGATAGAAACTTACGAACTTCAACGAATGAAATAGACCAAATCGTTACTTTAACTCCTCAAGGGAAAGTTTTGTTGACATATCATCTGATTGACCCAAAACTCGATACCTTTTTAGGAGAATGTAAAAATTACGACAAAGCCGTTAGTGTTACATACATAGGAAAATTTTGTAGTTTGCTTTTGACAACCAACATAAAAATAGGCATTTTATTTTCGTATTATGGTACTAGCGGAACCGGATGGAGTAATGGTGCTGGACTAATAAAAAAATTTTATCTCCATAAGGAGAAATTGGAAGATAAATATTGCATTATTGATTTCTCTATAAAAGAATTTGAAGCAATCCTTAACGATAAAAACCTATTACAAATTATAGATGAACAGTTGAAATCTTTACAATTTGACACAGATTATTCCCGTTATCTTTCAAAACTGAGCGTCTATTTTTTTACCCCAAAACCAGAAAGGACGTGATACTACGAAGAAACCACCACCGCCGGAGCGTTCCCCTCCGGCTTTCAAACCAGAACCCAAAACTAACCATCAAACACAACATTCAGAAAGGACAGGTACATCTATATGGAATTAAAATTCGTTATCCCCAACATGGAAAAGACATTCGGCAACTTGTGTATTTGTATAATATGAATCAGTACAAGATTGAAATACTTCCTCACGAAAATTGAGATTTTCCGACTAAAGAAAAATAAATAGAGGAACATATATGCACAGAATAAAAACTGAGCGGTGGACACCCGCCAAGATGCTACCACCGCTCCCATAGTAACTACCTGAGTATATTATACCCTACTCAGGTGGATAAATCAATATGTGAGGAGGATATGATATGAGTACACAGGCAGTTAAAGCAGAAATTATTAATAATGTTATGGTAGCAATGTCGTATTACATCCAGCAGCAAACCATCCTGTCAATGTTGGAGCAGGTGATGCAGCAGGAACTTGTCCGAGTAAACATGGAGGAGATTACCACGCTGCCAGCAGAGCGGCAGGATAGTATTGCAGAGCAGAATAAGTACCTTATCCAGCTCTTTATGATTAAAAAAAGGAACCTAAAACGCGGAACGCTGGAAGGATACCTGGGAGCAATTAAACGGCTGATAACGGTTATAAATACTAAGTCCCTGGACCAGGTGGATGAGACAGACATAGAGTGGTATCTGGCACAATATGAGCGGCGTAAGGGGTTGCACGGTAAGCTGGAAACTACTACATACAATAATGAGCGCCGGTTTCTGTCAGCCTTTTATACCTGGATGCGGAAGTCAAAATTTATTGCTGACAACCCAGTGGAATCCACGGAGCCAAAGAAAGTAATCTTAAAACCCATTGATTACTATTCCCCGGAGGAAATCATACGTATCAGAGACGCTTGCCAGAATGAGCGCGAAAGGGCCATCATTGAGGTATTCCGCAGTACCGGCGCCCGGGTGGGAGAGATTGCAGAGATTACCATGGAGCAGGTCAACCTGGAAACAGGAGATATCTGGATTCAGGGCGAGAAGGGCGGGAAATACCGGACTCTGTATTTGGATGACGATGCCAAGCACTACTATAAGCTGTATCTAGAGACAAGGATAGACAGCTCTCCCTACATGTTTCCGAGTTCCAGGCGTCCATATGGTAAAATGTGTACCTGTAGCTTCCGAAACATTATGAAAGCCATAGGAAGGAGGGCCGGACTCACCTGCAGGGTATATCCGCACAAGATGAGAAAGACCCTGGGAATGAATCTTAAAAACAAAGGGGTGGATATCGGGACCATACAGGAGGTCCTGGGACATGCTAGTCCGGCAGTCACATCACAGTATTATGCACAGTCCACGCCACATACCCTGCGGGGCGTTAGGGAGCGTGTGTCTGTATAGGAGGAGAGAAGATTGAAAATAACAAGGGATATGCTTAACAACTATCGGCGCTTAAAACGGGAGATACCGATACTTGAGGCAGAACTGGTGGAAATGAAAAAAGGGGATAATGGATTTAATAACAGCACGATTTTTGATTATAGAGATGGATACCCACGGCCCCAGAGCGTGGTAGGGTTTGACTGGCCGCTATATGAGCATAGAAAGAAAGTGCTTAATAGCAAAAAGGAACGGGTAAAAGCCGTGGAAAGGTGGATTAATTCTATAGAGGACGGGCAGACCAGATGTGTATTTCGAATGTTTTATGTAGAGGGGATGAATTGGGTGAAGATAGCATCCGAGGTAGGATATTCCAAAAGTCCAGACTATCCAAGACTTATGCTAAGGGATAAATATTTAAAAGAGCGTAATATTTTATAAATAGTTCGTTTTATTCGGAAAGTTCGTTGTAGAATATAATTAGGCCAAAAGGCAAGCGCCTGCGGCCTTCCCCCCTACTTTAGAAAATACGGTTGCTGGGTGTCACAACTTGGCGGCTGATTAGAAGCTGACGTTCTTACTGCTATCTTCATAGCTTCACAAAACGGACAGAAAGCGGCGTACCTACTGCGATAAATAGGACCAATGCCGGGAAACCGGCACTGATGCGAGGTGGAGCAGTCTGGCAGCTCAATGGCCTCATAAGCCATAGGTCGGCGGTTCGAATCCGCCCCTCGCTATTACAAAGGTACCTGTCAAAAGATGGGCGCCTTTTTATTTACCAAATTCCCGGCACCTGAAACTTAGGGTGTCCGGGGCCTCCTTCGATTGGTATATATTACCAGATACGCAGCCAGGAGGATGTCATATAATTATGACTAAGATAGGGGGATATCCATATGAAGATAACAGAACGTGAGACACAGATATATCAGTACATTGTCGAGTACATGCAGGAGCATATGTATGCGCCGACCATACGGGAGATAGGTAAGGCGGTTGGACTTAGCTCCACATCATCCGTGGCAGTACACATGGAGCGATTGGAAGGGAAGGGGCTGATTGAGATAGGACCAGATGCGCCCAGGAAGATACGGTTGGTTGGGTATAGCATCGTTCCGAATAGTATGATAGAGGAACTGAACAGATTAAGAGCGGAAAAAGAGGTATCTGAGTAATCAGGTGCCTTTTTATATATCATGAAGGAGGACGAGAACATGGGAGAGAAATGGGAGAAGCCAGTATTAGGAGTTAAACCGGCGAGGCTTGTTATTGCTGATAGGAACCTGGACCTTGCTAAGGCAATATGGGAACGTACCATGCAGGAGAAGATAACTGCTGCGGATTACCGGTTAATGGCCTTATGGGCATCGGAAATAGCACTGAACTGCAACATGATGCTGACATTGGATAAAACAGTGAAGGTGATGGGAGAGTAACAGTGATTTGGAAAACGAAACGATTGAGAGGTGGTGGTTTTGCCAAGAGGGCGGAGTCCCAATCGGGATAAAGCATTTGAAATATATAAACAGCACGAAGGGAAAATTACAAACCGTGAAATCGCGGCCCGGCTGGATGAGGACGAGAAGGTTATCGCTGTATGGAAGAGCCGGGATAAATGGAATGTTGTACAACAAAAGAAAAAGAAACGTTGTACAACAAAATCCAGAGGCGGGCAGCCGGGAAATAAGAATGCCGTAGGGCATGGGGGGACCGGGCCGCCTGGGAATAAGAACGCAGTTAAGACGGGGGAGTTTGAATCCCTCTTTTTTGATACCCTTACACCGGATGAGCAGGAACTTATAGAAGTTATGCCAAGGGATAAGGGTGAGCTGCTGCTGCAGGAGATACAACTCCTGACCGTGAGGGAGCGCAGGATGCTACAGCGCGTTAATGACCTCAAACAGGCGGCAGGAACCCAGGAAAAGAAGAAAGCCGATGGCATGACCGCAGTAAAATGGAAAGATGGTTTTGGCGCCCAAGGGCCAGTTGATGTTACGGAGTATGAGGGTGTCTTGGGACAGATACAGTCCGTGGAGGATGCCCTTACCCGTGTCCAGGCCAGGAAGCAGAAGGCGATTGATTCCCTGCACAGGTTTGGCTTTGACGATGCAAGGCTGGAAATCGAACTTATGAAGCTTGATATCGCAGCCCTTAAGATGGATAATCAGGACCAAGAGACGGAAGATGATGGATTTCTGGCCGCCATGGATGCCGAGGCATCAAGTCTGTGGGGTGATGTGGATGGGAATTAACGAGCGCATTGCCCAGATGAAGGAACGGATACAGCGGATTAAGGAAAAGCGGAGCATCATCACGAAGCTGCAGGTATTTAAGTTCAAGCCGTTTTCAAAAAGGCAGAAACAGATTCTTACATGGTGGATGCCGAGCAGCCCGGTAAAGGATTATGATGGTATCATAGCAGATGGGGCCATCCGTTCCGGTAAGACGGTATGCATGTCCCTGTCGTTTGTGTTCTGGGCCATGAGTAAATTCTCCGGCCAGAATTTTGCCATGTGCGGAAAGACCATTGGTTCCTTCCGGCGTAATGTGCTGTTCTGGCTTAAAATCATGTTACGGAGCCGCGGATATAAGGTGATGGACCATCGGGCGGATAATCTGGTGGAGATATCGCGCAACGGTGTAACAAATAATTTCTACATATTCGGCGGAAAGGACGAGCGCAGCCAGGACCTGATACAGGGTATCACTCTGGCGGGTCTTTTTTGTGATGAAGTAGCCCTGATGCCGGAATCCTTTGTTAATCAGGCAACCGGCCGATGCTCCGTTGATGGAAGCAAATACTGGTTTAACTGCAACCCGGACGGCCCTTATCATTGGTTCAAAACAAACTGGATTGACCGCTCAGTGGGATATCTGGGTAAATCGAATGTAGAACGGCAGCGTAAGGAAGCGGCAGAGAAGAAGCAGGAGATATCCTTTAAAAAGCTGTTATATGTCCATTTTACCATGGATGACAACCTGAGCCTATCCGAAGAGATTAAAGCCAGGTATAGGGAAAGTTACAGCGGCGTTTTCTACAAGCGCTATATCCTGGGGCTGTGGGCAATGGCGGAAGGCATCATCTATGATATGTTTGACGTTGATAAGCATGTTAAAAAGGTCATTGCCAACTTATACAATTCGGGGAGATATGTAAGCATTGACTACGGTACCCAGAATGCAACAGTATTTCTTCTGTGGAACCGCGGTGTGGATGGGAAATGGTATTGCATCAGGGAGTATTACTATTCTGGCCGGGATAATGCAAAGCAGAGAACGGATGCAGAATATGTCAGTGATTTCAACGCATTCCTTGGAGGGATAAAAGTTAAGGGTGTCATTGTTGACCCATCGGCAGCTTCCTTCATTGCGGCATTAAGGCAGGCTGGTTATCCGGTGCTCAAAGCAAAAAATGATGTGGAGGACGGGATACGTCTGGTAGGTACATTGTTAAATCAGGAAAAGATTGCATTCAGCGCCTCATGCGTTAATACCATAAAAGAATTTGCATCATACATATGGGACGCGAAGGCCGTTAACCGGGGAGAGGATGCACCGATAAAGCAGCATGACCACGCTATGGATGCGGTACGCTATTTCTGTTATATGGTCCTTAATAACAATAGGGCAAAAATCAAGAACAAATCCAGCTACGGATTTTATTAAAGGAGGTGATGGCTATATACACATTTACATATCCAGGTGATAAATACGATGAGCTGAACCTGAACAAGCAGGATATCCTCCACCTCATTATGAAACATCAGCAACTGGTCATAAGGATGCGGAAGAACTTGAAGTATTACGAGGGGCAGCATAAGATACTGGAAGGGGAAAAGAAGGATGGACCGGACACTCGGCTGGTATGTAATCATGCTAAGGATATCAGCGATACAGCCAGCAGTTATTTTATCGGAAATCCAGTGACATACAATTCCGACAAGGATATAAAACCACTCCTTGATGCATTTGAAGATGCAGGTGTGGATGAGGTAGACGGAGACAACGGCCTTGACCTGTCAATCTATGGGCGGGCCTATGAGTATGTATACACGAAGGAAGGGGAGCCGGTTCCTACAATCAAGAACCTGTCACCACTTAATACATTTATGGTGCATGACGATACCATTGAGGAGAACGAGTTATTTGCTGTCTATTATTATGCCAGGAAGGATGATACCGGCCATAAGCCTACAGCGTATATGGCAACGGTGTGTACTCAGAATTATAAGTATGTAATGACCATACTTGATAGGGACGAGCCACAGGCCGTAAACGAGGAACCAGAGCCACACTTTTATGGTGAGGTACCCATTGTCGAATACCAGAATAACAAGCTTGCTATGGGTGATTTCGAGTTGCAGATACCCCTGATTGATGCTTATAACACTATAATGTCAGACCGGGTGAATGACAAGGAGCAGTTCATTGATGCCATATTGGCGGTATATGGAACCCTTCTTGGTGATGATGAAGAGGATGAGGACGGGGGCACGGAAGCTGACAGGGCAATGGATGCCCTTAAAAAGAAGAAGCTGGTACAGATGCCGGATGGAAGCAAGATGGAATATGTCACACGGACATTTGATGAATCTGGAATTGAGATTCTCAGGAGAGCCATTGAGCAGGATATCCATAAGTTTTCCCATATTCCTTGCATGACGGACGAATCCTTTGCCGGGAATGTATCTGGTGTGGCAATGGAGTTCAAGCTGCTGGGGATGGAGAATATCACGAAAATCAAGACGAGATATTATAAGAAGGGGCTCAGGAAGCGTATACGGCTCTTTACAAATTTCCTTAAAACCAGAAGCATCAATGTGGATACAACCGGAATAAGCCCGGTATTCACAAGGGCAATGCCGAAGAACTTGCTTGAAATAAGCCAGATAACCGCAAATCTGTGGGGCAAGGTAAGCAAGAAAACCTTGCTATCACAAATACCATTCGTGACAGATGTGGACGGGGAGGTCAAGGCGGTTACGAAGGAGGCCGAGGAGGCCGTGAAACAACAACGAGCAATGTTTGGTCTTGGGAGCAACGAACCGCCGCCGGATGATGGGAGTCCCCCAGGTGATGTAGATGAGTAGTCTGTCATATTGGGAGCGCCGAAAGGCCCAGCGGATGTTTGAATATATGCAATCAGCCGAAGATACCGCGGACGATATAGCAGAGTTGTATCAAAAAGCATCCGGGTATATCAGCCATGAGCTGGATAAAATATTTGAGCGGTACAAGCGTAAGCATCACTTGACAGACGCGGAGGCATATAGACTGCTAAATGACTTAAAGGACAAGACATCGTTGGATGAGCTGAAACAGGCATTAAGGGCACCTGGAAGGGGGCAGACAGTAGCGGATATCCTTGTAGAACTGGAAAGCCCAGCATTCCAGGCACGGCTTGAACGGTTCCAACAGCTCCAGAACCAGATTGACCTGACCATGCAGCAGATTTATAAGCAGGAAAAGGTTAGGAGCACCAGCCATTATGTGGACCTTGCCAACGAGGCATATTATAGGAGCATTTTCGATATCCAGCAACGGACGGGGCTGGGTTTTTCTTTTGCCACCATTGACCCAAAGGCTATTGATGAGGTAATCAACAGCAGGTGGTCCGGCACCAATTACTCAGGGCGTATCTGGCATAACACCAGGGCGCTTGCACAGGACCTCAAACAGGAGCTGCTTATCAACCTGGTAACTGGCCGGACTGACGGCGAGGTGGCTGAAATCATAGCCAATAAGTATGCCCAGGGTGCCGGCAATGCTCGGAGGCTGGTGCGAACGGAATCCTGCAACCTGGCTAATCAGATGGAGATGCAGTCCTATAATGAATGTGGAATTGAGACATATATCTACGTGGCGACCCTGGACCTTAAGACGTCAACCGTGTGCAGGGAATTGGACGGTAAACGATTTAAGGTGTCAGAGCAACAGCCTGGAAAGAACTGCCCGCCTATGCATCCATGGTGCCGGTCTACAACCATCTGCGATATATCGGAAGAGGAACTGTCCCAGATGCAGCGCAGGGCAAGGAACCCAGTCACTGGCAGGACAGAAACAGTACCAGCCAGCATGACGTATGAACAATGGTATGATAAAAATGTCAAAGGGAACAAGGAAGCAGAAGCGAAGGAGAAGCAGATGAAACAGCGTAAAAAGAAAGGTTAGGTGGTCCCACACATCTCCCTCTGGGCGGCGGGGTGAAGCGGCCTACGGACAAACATAGCTGATAAGATGGAAGCACGCAGGTTAATGCCTGGGTGTTATTTAGTACCATAAAAGTGTAGTTGTTAGAGAGTAATTAACTCTGACA